CCCTCCACCAACTCCAACAGGGTCTTAGGTGTGTTCATTTGGTTTTGCGGGCGATCACGCCCAATTTAGAAATACGTTTGTAGTGAGCTTTTGAGCGGCGCTTCTTCTTGCCGGCCCCCCGCGCCCCCCCAATCGCCCCCCACCTCTTAAACTGCTCAGTAGTGAAGTCGGTCATTGGGGGTTAATTGGCCCCCCCCCTGCGGGTTGATCCCCTGGGCGTCCTCCGGCAGGAAGTATTGCGTCGGGGTGAACGGGAAATGGCCGCTGTAGCGAACCGCGATGACGCGGGCTCTGTTGTGATTGTTATAGTATTCTGTGACGTAGCCCCGGCCGTAGCGCTCGTATTGGCTGACGATCGTCCCGGTTCCTGGCGACGGGTTCACCGCCTTGTAGTAGGCATCTTGGTCGACCTCCTTGAAACCGGCTGGCGGTGGCGATTTGGTTTCGTCATTCACAGCGCACCCCCTTTCGCCTGGGCGAGGGCGGCCTTGCGTTCATTTTCAATTCGGCGAGCCTTGCGGGCCATAGCCTGCCACTCTTGAGCGGCACACCACCGTCCAAGCTCGATGCATGCGGCGGCCTTGCGGGAGTAATACGATGATGATTTCATGGGATGGGCGAGGTTCACTGGGTTACGCCTTGGCGCGGGTGAGGGCTGCGCGATTCTCGTTTAGTATCTGCTCGCGCAAGCGCACGACCTCCCCCAGCTCGCAATCCGGCTTGCGGCCATCGAGCGCGATCAATCGGCGGTCGATTTCGGCAGCCCGCCGCATCAGGTCGTGCGCGAGTCGCTCCGTGTTCTCCAGCGCCGCCACCAACTCCTCCTTCACCGGGTCCTGCGCGGGCTTGGTCCCGGCGTAATAGTGGCCGAGTCCGTTGCAGTCTTGGCATGGCCGACTCCCCGGGCCTTCATCGTTGGGCAGCGTGCCGCCCCCGTGACACGACTGGCAGCGCAGCCGGCGCGATTTCGGTGCATCCTGCACGGGCTGGCCGGGGGTTGCGTTGAGGAGGGCGCGGGCGTGAGCCAGTGTGTCCTTCACGCCATCAAAAGCCCCGACAGGAAACTCGTTGCCTTCTTCGGCAATGACCGCCTCCCAATGAGAGATCAGCTTCTTGCAGAGCGCCGACAGCTCCAACTTTGATGGATTGCTGATGGGCTGGCCATCGAGGAGGGCGAATGCGCGGGCCGCCGCAGCGCGACCTGCTGGCGAGTTGAACGTTGAGCCGTGGCTCATCACGTCCCGCAGTCCCTCCCGCAGCGACGCGTTCTCCGCTTTGAGCTGGTCGTGGGAGTCCGTGACGTGTTGCACATGCAACAGGTCGGCGAGCCCCTGCGCATCGTCCGGAAACTGCGCCACGAAGCGCTCGCCATCCGATTGCTTGAGATAGTTCTTTTTTATGCCCTGGACTTGCAGCCAAGGCGTCGGCGTATGCGCAGCTTCTCCGGAGCTCACGACGCACCCCCTTTCGCCTGGGCGAGGGCGGCGCGGGCAATCGTCTTCATGGCCTCAATGGTGTTCGAGGCGTGCGTGAGTGGGTCTAGGCTGAATGGGCCCTCCCCCCTCGCGATTTCCTTCAGCGCCGCCACCAACTCCTCCTTCACCGGGTCCTGCACGGGCTGGCCGGCGAGGAGGGTACGGGCATTGCCGATGGCCCGCATGATAGAGGGTTTCGTTGCGATGCGTTGCTGAGAAATCCCAACCAAAGCGGAGAGCTGGTTGCTGGTTTCTTTCAGCCCATCCCGCAGCGCCGCAATCTCGCCCTGCGCGGCCTGTAGGTCCGCCGTGAGTTGGGCGTGGGCGTTGGCGACGATCCCGGGGATGATCGGGAATCGCCGTTCAAGGAAGGCGCGGATTTCGGCGGCATCCCGCTCGGAGATGACCTGCCGTTGAAGCTCGACCGACTGCCCGTTGAAATCGGGACCGGCGAGACGATAGCCGCCCCCATTCTGCTCAATGGCGATTTGATAGCCCTTCGGGTTGTTGCTGCGATAGAGCGCGAGCGAGACTTGCGCAGCTTCTCCGGCTGCTTGGGATTGGGTGGAGTTCATGGCAACACCCTTGCGGTCAGACTCCCCATTGGCGATCCAATAATCACCAAATGGAGAGAAACACTCGCCATTGTAATGCTTGCGCACTCCCCAAGGGCAGTACTAGACCCTATTGGCAATGATATCTAGGCGTAGCTTCTTCGGTCGGCTGTTCGCTGGTTTGGCCGTTCTGCCATCAGCAGTTAAGGCTTTCGCCCACCCAACCAAGAAGAGCCTGAGGGATTGGATCATCGAGACCCCGCCCCGGCCGACAGAAATAACCGAGGAAGACTTCAACGCCCTCCTCCAACAAATCTACGAGCGCACCCCCTCCCGGCAAAACCATCCCGCCTTCAAGACCGAGCCAAAGCCAGGACGGTTGATTCGCCCAAACAATTTCAGGAGAGGACGGAATGGTGCGTGAGGGAGATCCCACGACAGGCCCAGTGGGGCCGCATGAAACACCGTCCTCTGCCTGCCCCTCTACGGCTCCGGCGGTTGGTGCCCCTGTCGACGTATCAGGAGGCCCCGATGCCCCCCCGAAGCCACCCCTACGACTAAACAAGAAGGGACAGCCCGATGGGAGATACAAGAATGGGGGATATCGACCGGGAGCAGGTATCAAAAAGGGAACGCAGCTCCGCACCAAGCGCACTTACAACGCGGATGCCCTAGCCGAGGTTGTTGTGAACAAAATCATCACCGGGAAGCCCATCGCCCCCACACCCCAAACCGGCCCCATAACCAAGGAAACCCACTCCACGCTCACCAGAATTGCCGGGGAATCCATGGCAGTTTTCGACGCCCGCATAGCTGAAAAGCTATCCCGCATCGCGGACAAACTCGCCGACCAGATTGAGGCCACCGTTGATGGGGGGAAGTTTAAGCCGGGCGAACTCGGCTTCATCTTCTCGGTGATGCACGACAAGCGCCAGTCCCTCAACGGCCGCACCTCCCTCCAAAACGCCTCCATAAACGTAGTCGTAAACAACTTCGGCTCCGCCCCCAAAGAACAACTCCTCTCCGAGCTCGATGGGCTAACCCACGCCAAAAACGTAACCGAGGTCCCCACCGCATGAGAGAAGACCTCATCATCCTTGCCCTCTACGGCCACCAGGAATGCCGCTCCTGCCACACCACCAAGCTAATCTGCAAATTCTCTGCCTATCAAGGCATGCTCGCAAACGTCTGCAACACCTGCCGAGCCGCCCGCCCCACCTCAAAGATAGCTCAGGAAAACAAAAGAATCATCGAGAAGGCCAGAAACGTCCCCTGCAAGGACTGCGGCAATCACTTCCCGCCGGTATGCATGGATTTCGACCACCTCCCCACCCACAAGAAATCCTTCAACATCTCCACAGCCCTCTCCCGCCCAACCCAAGCCCTCCTCTCCGAATTAGCCAAATGCGAAGTAGTCTGCTCAAACTGCCATAGAATCCGCACCCTCGCCAGGCACGCAGACAAGCGCACCCCAAAACCTCCCCAAACACACCTCCTCCACCTCCCCAAAGCCTCCCTACAACACCTAGCATCCTTCGTTAAGACCCATCCAAAGACTCCAGATAAGGCCCTGGCTTGGATAGATTCCTCCGGGATGGAGTACTACCCCAGTGTTCGGAGAGCCCAACTATTACGCTCCAAAGGACTGAGGGAACTACCCCATCCAGTAATTGAGATTAAGCTTACAGAAATGGGAATGTTGAATATCAACACATTGCAATCGTGACTACTACCCATAATGCTTTTTATGTCTACTATTGGGCCATTGTTTTTGAGATTGCTCAGACTACCCGGGGGAGGGGGTCTGACCGGGGCCTATACCTGGAAGTGTGATTCAATCCCCACCCTAAAGTTAAAATCTGAAGTCACTTATGAACCAACTAGCGATCATCCGTAAGCATGTTAAGGTAATTGAGAAGGTGTATGGGGAGATTAGGAGTCCTGAGACGAGGGGGAGGGCGAGGGAGATGGTGGTGGATATGGTCTCGAGGATGTTGCCTGGGGAGACGAGGAATGAGGCTCCTACGGTTGTTTTGTCTTCAGGGGGTAGTCAGACCCCTGTAGATGGGGATATGGGCTGTAATGCAAAAGAAGCGGCCCCTGAGGTCATCCTGACACCGGTGTCGGATCATGAGGTGGAGAAGGGGGGCGAGGGGTTGGTGGTGAATGCTGAGCCACGGGTGGAGATGATTGGGGGGTGGCCGGCGGTTAGTCCTGTGACGCTTTACGGGTTGGCGCCCAATCGGAGGACGTTCATTGGGCGGCTGCCGGATAATCGGGGGGTTTTGGTTGAGAGGGGGCTGGGGCAAAACTGGAAGTGTGGGGATGGGGTTAAGTGTAGACTGATCAGGGCGGGGTCTCATCCGCTTTACCGGACGGTGATGTTGTGAATCAAGATCCCGACATGGCCGGATTCAGGAATGGCTGGTTCGTAGGGACGAAAGACATCCGCATCGAGCGGCATCCACGGTAGCCGGGCTGCCGGCTGAGTCCGCTTGACCCTGGTCATCCCCCCTGCCATTAGGCGGGGATGAAACAGATTCTCCTGTTCCTGCTGGTTGTCGGGGTGGTTTTTGCCGCCCCAGTCAAGAAGGTCGGCCCCGCGGAGATCCAGAAGGTCGTTCAGTCGGCGATTCCGGGGTGGCTCGCTAAGAACCCTGTGGCCGAGAATAATACCGGCAAGCCATCGAAGCTAATTTCCGTGACGGTGACGAGCTGCGACCCGGTTCCGGGGTGGACGGACACCTGGAGGGTTTCGGGTAAGGTAAAACTAAGCAGCGGGAGCCGATCGTTCGACGCCCGCGTCTCAACCAAAGACGGGATAAAGGTGACCGATATCAGTCTTGGATTTTAGGGGAGGGTTCGGGAAGGGTCTCCCGGGCCTTGATCCATTCCTCCCCGATCTTCTCCAGTCGTTGAATGGCCATCAGAAGGGAATGCCGTTCTGCCGGGAGGATGGGGGCGCGCTGGAGAACCGGGACGATCAGGTCCAGGCAGTCTTTGGGTGTTAGTTCGTTCATGGTTTGCGGATGATCCAGTGGGGGTCTTGCGTTTTGAAATTGAGGTTCATCTCACAGGAGAAGCGAATGACGGCCGCAAACACCCCGGAAAAGACAAGATGGTCGTCCCCGAACATCACGCCGCCTTTCTCCAGCAGGGGCCAAAAGTTCTTCAAGTCTTGGTAGCAGTCCTCCATGTGGTGCGAGCCATCGATGTAGATGAGTTGGGCTGTGGTTCCCTTGTGGGCCAGGTATCTCGCCCCGTCCGAAGAAGTCATCGGATAGGGGGTAATCTGGTCATGTAACCCAGCCGCCTTCACGTTTGTGAGGAATTGGTGGTAGAGTTGCGACCCACCCCACTTGTCCCGTGGAATCTTATCTCCGTTGATCAGGTGATAGACATCACCCAGCCAGGTATCGACACAATGGACGTGGGAATCGTAGGGCCTTCCTAGTCTGGCCATCACCATGGCCGAAACCCCCTTCCAGGAACCGACCTCGATAATGGTCTTGGGCTTCAGCTCATCGATCAGTTCCTCGAAGATTGGGGCGCTCGAGGAGTGCCAGGTCTGGTTATCTACGGCGAGCCCCATGGACTCGATGTCGTCATAGGGGTTCATACGTGGTTCGGTCCGAAAATCCTTTTGAGGACTTCAATCGTTTGAAAAACCTCCTCCGGCTTGGTCTCATCCTTCCACCTCCACTCCTTTGCGACCTCGGCAACCAAATCGCTATTCGTCACCGGGAGGAGGACTTCCGAGGCGTGGGGCATGATGAGGTTGTTGTCGATGTAGAGCTTCAGTCCCGCCTCCCGGGCCATTTTGCAGAAGTAAAAGTCCTCTCCGAGCATGTAGTTTCCCGAGTAGTCGGAATCTGCGACGATCTCACGGATCTTGTCCGCCATCGCTTGCTCCTCGGCGTCGTTTATACCGGGATAGTTTTCTCGCTCTCTGATTAGAGCGGCAATCCGCTCAACCTTCCCCTGTCCCGTGTTCGGCCCGACGATCCCGTTGGGGAAGAACTCAAACATCGCCGGCCGCGCCACCTCATCGTCGGTCTGCTTCATCACATAGGTGAAGTGGGGGTGGGATGACTGAATCTTTTTGAGGGCATCGACCTTGATCAGGGAAAAGCCGATCGGAATCTGTGTCATCTCCATCAGCCCGTCGGGGCGAATCTCGGTGGCATCGGCAGAACCGTGAAACTTCGAGTTCACATTATGCCCCACGTAAGGGGCGCCAACGATGTCCACGTCGTGCGAGAGGAGCCGTGCGAACATGGAAAGCATCTGCTTGGAATCTTTGGAAACGACGTCCTTGTCCCAAAAGAGAAGCCCATCGAACTGTCCGTCGATCGCTACCTTCGCCAGCTCGCACCTGGCCATCGCCACAGAGGTGCCTTTCGTGACTGCCCACTGAAAGGTGTAGTTTGACTGGCGCCACATCATCAGCCGCAAAAGGGCGCCAACGTATTCGGAGGAAAGCCCTCCCTTGAGGGGAGTTGCTACGAGGATTTTCTTCATGCGAGTCGAGTACCGGACCATCCGCACTTCCGGCATTTGACCGACTTCTTGGCGGGGATGGTGGCTAGGATTAGATTGGGCGTTACGTCCACCAACTCCCTGGAGCAGCGAGGACAGGCTATTCCACAGGGACGGGGAGAGTTCAAGAGCGGGTCGGCGACACTCTGCCTGACGATCTCGTCATGCTCCCGAAGTGAAATAAGGCCCTTCATACGAAAGAGGACACAATGGGGAGTAATACTACCCACAAGTAAACAATAGGCTTGTGCTGTTGGGTATTAGTTTCGTTTATGTACTACCCAGATGGCAAAGGTTTACTTCGCGGACGACTTCCAGCCGGCATTCGGCCTTCCGTGGCGTCCTGTTCTCACCAGAGAACAGGTCAAGGACTGGGACTCGGAACGTCTGGCCCACTATCTGACCCTGCGAAAGAAGGTGGAGGCCGATGCTATCAGCAATCCCGTGGGGCAGGGATGGTCACTCCCCATGTGGGAACGGGTGATGGCAAATTGGAGGAAGTACCCAATCCACGTCTTCCTGGGGGGAAACCGTTCAACCAAGAGCACTCTCGCCAGCCGTTTGGCTTTGTGGGGAGGCGCAACCATTCCAGAGGCCGACGTGCGCTGTTACCACGTCAACGAGGAGCGAAGCGTCCAAGACCAGCAGATGATGATCTACGACGCGCTCCCCGCCGCGATCAAAAACCTTCCGACAAAGAAGGGGCAGAATCACTCCCTGCAATACTCGCAGAAAAACGGGTTCACGGACAATATCTGCATCCTGCCCCCGCTTCCTGGATTTCGTAAGGGAGGCTCGATCAAGTTTGGAAACTACCGGCAGTACCAGCAGGACGCGCAAACCGTCGAGGGGTTCAAATCCCACCTGATATGGGGAGACGAAGAAATGCCCCTCAAGATGTTCGAGACTCTTCAGTATCGAACGGTCGATTACCATGGGCGGATTATTCTCTCCTTCACCACCCTGGCCGGATGGACGCCGCTCATTCAGGACATCCTCGGGAAAACCCAAACCATCGAGAAGCGTTACGCTCCGTTGGTCGGCCGCGAGCTTCCCATCATCCAAGAGAGCCTAAGCCGCCCCGGCACCTGCATCTACTATTTTTGGACCGAGGATAACGTCTTCATCGATACGGCTGATTTCATTACGAAGATTCGTAGCCGGCCCAAGGACGAGATTCTGGCTCGAGCTTACGGCGTCCCTACGAAATCGGTTTCCTCTGCTTTCCCTGGGTTCAACAAGGACATCAACGTAATCCCCCACGAAAAACTCCCCTGGCTTGAGGGGAATTTGAAGAAGGACAAGCGGGGGGCGCCGGTGCCGTACAAAGTGACGCCGTACATGGCGATCGATCCCGGCGGCTCCAAAAACTGGTTCTTGCTCTGGGTTGCGGTGGACGCCGCCGGGACGCGGTGGGTGTATCGGGAGTGGCCCGACTACGACGATTGGGCGCTTCCGGGTAACACAGCGGAGGGAAAGCCGGGCCCCGCACAGAAAGGATCTAAGAAGGGAATCAAGGATTACGTGGAGTTGATCCGGGATCTAGAGAAGGAGGACGGTCTCGATCCTTACGAGCGGTTCATAGACCCCCGGATGGGGGCCGCTGAGAAGCAGAGCGAGGACGGCGCCACCACAATTATTTCGGACCTCGACGACGCCGGCATGACCGTGATCCCAGCGCCAGGCGTGGACATCGAAAACGGCGTACAGCTCATCAACAACCTCCTCAGCTACGACGAGGACAAGCCCATCGATTCGCTAAACGCCCCAAAGCTCTACGTGTCGGACCGCTGCCAGAACTTCATCTACGCAATGCAGGAATATACCGGACAGGGGGGCAGGTCCGAAGCAACTAAAGACCCGATCGACTGCATGCGGTATATCGAGGTCAGCAATCCGGACTTCATCGAAACCGCCCACATAACCGACCGTTTAGCCTACGGGCGAACGGGTAGTTATTAGCTTGAACGTCATATTAGGGGTACTAATGCGATGACTACCCAAACTAAATGTCCAGCTACACAGCCCCTAGTTCAGTTCTACCCAAGGCCGACTTGCAGTTGGCCCCGATTGGGGAGTCTGGGCCGGACTTTAATCAGCTTAAGCTGTCGTTTCAGAAAACCGTAGCCGACTGCAATCCCTACGTCACCCAGACATCGGTCAATTACGCCACACGCTACGCCATTTGGGGCGGCCAGTCGGCGGACGGCAAGAAGCACTCTCGCGGCCCCAACGGACAAGTAGAACCCGTTCCGTGGGATGGCGCGAGCGATCTTCGGGTCTTCCTCGTTGATAACCTGATTAACGACAAGGTGGCGATGATCCTAGAGGCGATCAACAAAGCCTCACTTGTCGCTCAGCCGGTGGAAGGGAACGACATAAAACGGGCTAAGCAGGTTTCCACTTTCATGAAGTGGATGATCAAAACGCAGATGCCCGACTTCGACCGGGAGGTCGAACTGATGGCGCAGTATCTCCAGGAGAAGGGCGCTGCGGTGATGGGGCAATTCTGGGAGACGTCTCAAGAAAAGATTCTGACGGCGATCCGCCTCTCCGACCTCCAGCAGCAATTTCCCGACATCGACCTTCAACAGCTTTTGGCGTCTGGGGACGCTGACGATTACCTGAAGACAATCTTCGAGGAAATCTACGGTGTGGGCCGGGCGAAGGCGGCGAAGATGGTGAAGGAGTTGAAGGACGAAGGCGAAACCACGGTTGCCGTTGTCGGCCGCGAGCGAAGCTATCCGGTCATGCGGGCGTTCAATCTGGACACCGATCTTTTTATCCCTCCGGACACAACCGACATTGAGCAGGCCACCGGGATTTATCGGGTCCAATATTACACGCCCGAGAAGCTCCGGTCTCTGGTTAATACGGACGGCTGGGATAAGAATTGGGTGGAGAACGCTATTGCCACCATGAAGGGCAAAATGCTCTCGGTGACCCCGATCGAGTACATGCAGCCGATGTCGCGATCGTTCGTTTATACGCAACAGCGGTTCACGGACAAAATCGGGGTGGTTTGGGCGTATCAGCGGCTTTCTGACGAGGATGGGGTTCCGGGAATCTACCTGACGATATTCAGTCCCGACCTTCAACCGAGCGAGGGCGGCGTATCCTGGGGCAAGCATAAGGGCTACGCGAAATTCTCGCTCTACGGAGATACCGATGGGCGCTACCCATTCGTTTTATATCGGCGCGAGTATCTGAGCCGGAAGCTTCATGACTCCCGCGGCCTCCCTGAACCACTGAAGCCACTTCAGGATACGATCAAAGCCCACAAAGACGCCAGGATCGACACGGCCAGCTACAATATCATGCCGACGATCTTCTATCCGGTGGGGCGGCCGATCCTGAAGTGGGGTGCGGGGGCGCGGGTGCCGGAACGTCGGCCTAACGAATACCACTACGGACAGCCCATCCCGTTTGACGAGACCACCGAAGCCTCTCTTGCCACTCTGAACAATGACGCCCGCGACTACGCCGGATTCGCCAAGTCAGATTCAGACGAGCCGATCAACCCGACCAAGAATCAGGCCGAGATAAACAAGATCTTCGCCTCCTTGGCCGCATCGCTCCACCAAATTTGGAACCTTTTCAAGAAATACGGCAACGAGGTGGTCTACTACAGGGTGGTTGGGGTGCAGTCGGAGGAGGCGACCCGTTTCGAGCGAGGCCCCGAGGACGAGGATTTTATTTTCGAGTACCGCTACAACCTGCGGGACGCGGATTCCGACTATTCCTTGGAGAAGATCAAAAATATGATGGAGATTGCGGCAGCTATGGACCGGACGGGTGCCGTGGACTGGACGGAGTTCTTGCAGGTCGCGCTCGAGACCCAAGACCCGAATATCGCGGCTCGCGTTCTCCGGCCAGCCGAGGTCGGTACCCAGAAGGTCATCAACGAGGTTCAGGAAGACCTCACCAAGCTCTTTGCCGGCGTCGCCGTGAACGTGAAGCCGAACACCCCGCCTCAAATAGCGATGGTGACGATCCAAAATTGGGCTCAATCGCCCGATGTGGTCGCTCGGTACCAGGCGGACGCGGCCTTCAAGGAGCGAGTGGACGTGTACGTCCAGCAGGTTCAGATGCTCCAGGCCCAACAGGAGAACAAGGTCATCGGTCGCCTGGGCGCTGTTCAGCCCACACCGGTAATAAACGGTTCCTAACTTATGAATCAACTCAAGATCCGAGAATTGGATGAGCTGCTCTCATTCGTAAGGCGCTTATGGCTGTTGTCTGTCAGCGATGAAGAAGCGCAGTGCTACTTGGATAGCATTAACAGAATTCTGGACTATCGGATCGTATTAATGAAGCGCAGGGATGAACGCTTCCCATGGAACGATAGTTATATTCCTCGTTAATCATGCCCAAGAAGTCCCCGCAGAAGACGGCGCGTGATAGGGTGGAGGCGGCGATGCTTCCCCTCGCGGCCCTCCCCGAGTTTGGGGAGTTCATGGAGTTAGTCCGTCAAATGAAGGACTACACCGTCGAATCGATGGTTCACACGACGACCGTTGCGAGTGAGCGGGAATCCCTCTGCCACAAAGGAGAGGTGAGGGCATACCTCTGGTTTCTAGAGACTCACCGTGCCCAGAAGGAGCAGTTGGAGGAAATGGCGAGAATCCAAAGGGAACAGAATGGCCAGACCGGCTAATACTACGTCTTCTCAGTATTCAAAATACTTATTGACGGTCTGAGTGGGTAGTACATGGGGAGAACCACTGGGGAGTATTTCTCCAGGTCTCCGGCCTAATGGGGCCAACCAATAAACCATGTCACAACAGTCTAACGAGGCCACGTCACAGCCTGCTCCGTCAGGAGCGAACACGGAAGAAAAGAAAGGCGCGGGAAACGCTTCGGTGAGTGATTTCGCTCGGAAACTGGCCGCTAAACAGGCCCCGATTCCGACGGCCCTCCCCTCAGCGGTTCAGCAGGAGGCGAAAGCCGCCGACGCGCAAAACACAGGAGAAACCAAAGAATCCCCTGTTGCCGAAGTGAAGGAGCAAGTGGAAGCGGAGGCGAAAGCCGAACCCGAGGCCACCGAGACCCAAACTGAGGAGGTTCTTTCCCCCGAGACCAAGACTCTCGACCCAAAGCTACAAGAAATCCTTGATCGCAAGATCAACAAGGAGGTCGCCAAGCGGTACAAGCTCAAGGCGGAGATGGAGGCGAAAATTGCGGAGCTAGAGGCCCGCATTACCCAATCCCCCACGGTGGAGGAGAAGGAAGTCGTCGTCCCAGTCCCCGAGAACGTGCCACTGGCAACGATCAACGACATGGCCGCACTCGAGCAATTGAAGGTGCAGGCCAAGACGGAGATCAGATGGGCGGAACAGTGGTTGGACGAAGATATCCCCCCCGAGGGAATCCAGACCGACCGCGGCGTAGCGACAAAGAAGCAGCTCAAAGAGCTTATTCGCAACGCCCGCGTAGTGCAGGAAGACCTGATTCCCGCCCGCGAGAAGTTCCTGAACGCCCGCGACACCTCCGTGAAGACGGCCCAAGAGAAGTTTCCCTTCTTGAAGGACCCGTCTCACCCCGGATACCAAATGGCTCAAGCCGCTCGCCGCGATCCGGCGAATGCCTGGCTTCGCAGCCTCCCCAATGGGGAGTACGTCTTAGGCGTACAGATCAAGGGGTTGTTGGCGATGCAGGAGGATGAGGCAAAAGCGGATGTGAAACCATCCAGACCCAAGCCGAAACCGACCAGTGGGCAGGCAGAAATCGCATCCGATGCGAGCATGTCCCGGGCCCCGGTTGGGGTACTGGACAAAGTAGCGATGGCAGCTGAGAGAGCGAAAATCACGGGTGGGAAAAAGAGCCTCGGGCACAAGGACTTCGCGGCGCTTCTTCTGGCCAACCAGAAATTTCGCAACTCCCAGTAAGATGATTGCAGCCACCTACAACACCGCCGGCGACCGTGAAGACCTCACGAATGCGCTGACGATTCTCACCCCGGAGGACTGCCCCAAGACCAGCACGTTCTCCAAGTCCACCGATGCATTCAACATGCTTCACGAGTGGCAAATGGACACCCTTCTCCCCGTCACGTTTTCGGGCGTGGTTGAAGGCGCCGACGTTTCGAGCTTCACGGATCAGGTTGCCCAACGCGCTCGTGTTGGCAATCGCCAGCAACTTTTCAGCCGCACCTGGGCTGTGTCCCGTAGCCAGATGGCTTCGGACCCGGCTGGTGTGACGAACGAAGTTGCGAACTCGAAGACGAAGGCTGCTCGCGAGATGAAGCGCGACATCGAGGCGATGATCGGCTCCGACAACGACCTCCAGGTCGGTACGGGCCTGGTTCCCTCGAAGTGCCGAGCGCTTGGCAAGTGGATCTCCACGTCGCCTGGTTCCGATGTTCCGCCCACCTACACGACTCCCGCGGCCTCGATCTCGACGGCCACCTCTGGCGCTCTGACGGAATCCGTCTTCAACGACGTGTTTCAGTCGATCTTCCAACAGGTCGGTGGTCGTCGCAACTACACGCTGTACGCGGGACCGACCCTCAAACGGTCCATCTCGAAGTTTCAGCGCAACGCCTCGGGCACCACGGCAACGCAGGTCTACTTGGTCAACCAGGACGCTACGCAGCATCAAATCGACCTCAACGTCACGATCTACGAGGGCGACTTCCACCACGTCGTCATCATGCCGGACATGTTCAACGGCCTGACCGACGGCGCGAATCCGCAGACGGTCACGGCGCAGCAGCAGAACCGCGGCTACGTTATCGATCCGGACCTCGTGGCGATCAGCTACATGTACGGTGTCGAGCCCGTGGAGCTGCCTGACTTTGGCGGCGGCCCGAACGGCTACCTCCGTTGCTCGCTCACCCTCGAAGTCAAGAACCCGCTCGGCCTCGGCAAGTTTGCCGGTGCGAGCTAACCGGAGGCAACGACCATGGCTGCATATTCAACTACCCTCACGGCGTCTTATACTTCCCCCCTCAATGACGTGGAACGTCTGCAAGGGTGGAACAAGAAGTTCGTCATTCCCTACACGTTCGTGGCGCAGGCCTCGGCCACCACGGCGACCGACGTTGTTACCGTCGTCCTTGGCGATACTCCCGCCAAATGGATGGTGGACAAGGCTCGCGCCGTTGTGACGACTCCGTTCACCGCGACCGGAACCCAAACCCTGACCCTCCAGGTCGGTAGCACGACCTCTATCGCCGCGTTCATCTCGGCTCAGTCCGTGTTGACTGCTGGCGCGCTGGGCCAGGCCTCGACCATCGATCAGCTTACGAACGCCACTGGCACGTCAGCGGTTTCGTTGGTTGCGACGTTCACCAACGCCGCGGCCGGATCGCCGTCCCTCACGACCGCGGGCTCCGTCACGATCTTGCTCAACGTGCAGGATCAGGCGGACGGCACGTTCCAGCCGAACAACTAACCCTGATGGGATGAGACAATTGGCGGGCGCGGAATAAAACCCGTCGCCCGCCTTTTCCCTTTTATGGAAGCGATCACCAAAGAGAACTTGCTCGTCAACAACGAGCATTCTGCCCTCGCGGCGGAAATCACGGATTTCGTCAAAGCAAACCTTCCCCGTGAAAAGGCCGTGGCTGAACAGCAGATGGCTCAGACTGCGGCCGAGGTTAAGCAAGGCTTGGCACCAACGTCCGGTGACGGTCGGGGGCAGGCCGTGGCGTCGATCCCCCCGATTCTCTACATCCGCTGGCAGCAAGAGTATCCGGGCTGCTGGAAGGACAAGGGGTTCATTGAGGAATTCCTTTTCGACAACCCGCAATGCCGGCTTCCCGGATACAAGCCCCGGGCGAAGCGCATGTATTTCGACATGAAGCACGGGAATCTCAAGCAGGGCAATCGAGGGGGAGACCTCTACCATGAGCGGAAGCTTAAGGTTCTCCAGTCAATCGAGGGGCTAAGCTAAGTGGGAAACATCAAATACACCTCCTACTCTGCGTACCTGAATACGCTGGGCGGTCTTATCAACTGGTCTTCGTACACGGGGCTTCCGGAGACGCAGCAGATCGCCCTAAAGCAGTATTACGACAACAACGCTACGAAGGGGTGGATCGCATCCAATTGGCTGGCGGTATGCCCCAACGGCGAGGCGCGGTTCGTTGGAAATCTCGGCCAGTATCCAAACAACCTCGCAAACACGACCTATTGGACTTCGACCGCTGTAACACCCACGGCTAACAGCATCGCGAATCCGGCGGACGGAAGGGTGACGGCAACGAGACTTTTAGAGACGGCCGCTAATAGCACACACACCTGCCTTCAAAACTACACCTTCATTCCCAACGCCACTTATCAGCTCACCTGTTACGCTCGTGCGGTTGGCGGACGATGGCTTTTCCTTTCGGCGAACGACGGGACCACAAATTACTTTTCTACCTTCGATGTAGTGAACGGGGTGGTCGGCACTGGCAGTTCCGGCCTCACGTCTCCCTCCACCATTACGCAGACCGCCAATGGATTTTGGGTCTGTTCTATTTTCTTCACCGCCGCAGCTACTGCCGGCTCCGGAACCTTTGGACCCGGAATGTCCACGGATGGCACATCGGTTTCATATGCGGGGGATACCTCTAAGGGTCTGTACGTCTGGGGGAATGTTCTCTCTCAGACGACCTACGCGGCTCCCACGGCTCTTCTGATTCCCAACGATCAATTGGGGGAGGAATTCATCGATGCGGTCTTTCAAGTGTGGCAGATGAGTCCGATCGGGGCCGGGGCTCCAGTACCGCAGGGCTACGAGATGATGCCGGATGGGGTCCAGGTCATCGGCACGAACGCCTGGGTTTGGAATGGGTGGATGTGGACATTCCCCACCTGGTACACCGCGGGATGGCCCGTCTTTCTGTATTACAGAAAGGGGAAGCCGAGCTTCACGGGAGACGACTACGACGCGTCAGAAACCTACGCGGTGGACGAACAGATTCTATTCACGGACTCGAGCGGCGTTCAGAATTTCTACAAGTGCATCGTCGCGACCCTGGGCGGCCAGTCTCCCGACACGCACCCTAATTCCTGGCAGATTCTTCAGCTCCCGGAATTTCTATTCCAGTACGTCTGCTATGCAGCCTTCGCGGATTACCTCCGGATGGACTCACAGATGGAGAAGGCGCTGACCGTCGAAGCACTCGCCCAGGCCGAGCTGGATCGCCAGCACGACCGCGAGGAGCGGCAAATGGCGATCCAGCCGACGTTCCGGGTGCAAACGCACGTTGCCAATCAGGCCCGCGGTTGGCCCTCACGCTAATCTCATCCCAACCAAACATCATTCACCATGTCGTATAATATCACCAATCCGCTTTATCCTCGGCCGACGTCGGGCGTCGGCGGGACCTCGTTTCTTACCTCCCAGATCACATCGATTACGTCGGGAGTCACTACCGTTACCGGCTACAACACCAACGCCCCGGGTGCGGTCGATCTGGTCACCTTCGAGGTGGACGGAGATGACGTCCGGGTCTTCTGGGAGGGCTCCACCCCGACCGCCTCTGTGGGGCACATCCTCCCGAGCGGCACGGCCTATACTTGGGCGGCAATTCAGTACAACAACTCGAAGTTCATCCTGAAGACTGGTTCTACTGCCTCCGTCATCACGGCGTCGCCGTTCACCTCGGGCTAAGATATGTCGTTTCTGGCTTGGACCCAGGCTCAGGCAAAGAAGCCGTTTGCGGAAGTTCTCCCCGACGGACGGAAGCGCCTGACCCGATATTTCCAAGTCAGCACGACCGGACAGATCCCAGCGGGGTTAGATGACCCGCCGGGAACTGCTGATGATTGGCCTGATCCTCCGTCGGGGTGGTCGGGCCTTCTCCTCACCTATAAAAAGTTCGAGGATGAGATGGCGCCAAAGGGATCGGACACGCGCCCGATTCTTCAACTAATCTTCGAGCAAATCAGCGCCAGCGGGGAGACTCGGGTGGGGGCCAATGAGTTTACCCAGCTCCCCGATGGACGTTCACAGGTGGTTCAACGGTGGGTGATGTTTTCGACATCGAGCTACACTCCGCAGGTTCCCGGGACATCAACAGCAACGGGTCTCGGGAGCTACTATTTGTGGACCGAGGAAGCCCCGAACGATGGAACGCTTCGCAACATCGTCAGAACTTATCAGACCGCTGGAATAGTCGCGACGGGCGATGAAATATTGAACGGGGGAAGGCTGCACAAGAAGACGATCACCAGCTTCAAGACGGTGCCGGTGACTCCGACCGGCTACACGTTGGTCGGCACGCCGGTTCAAAATCCCAACGGGTACCCGATATACACCTACACGTATTACTCTGCGGACCCGGGCAGCACGCCGGCGGGGGGCGGGGAAATCTCCAGGCGTTTCGTGGACGCGCAAGGGGGCACCGCGGCGTTTAATGAAAGCAGCCCGAATAGCTCTGTGGGTGCGGTGCGGTGCATCATCACCTATCTTACCCCCTCTAGCGTCACCACTGATCCCACGACCGGGCCAACCTCATTCGTGCGTATCGGCATAGACTATGAGGACCGAGATGGGTATAGGGTTTGGACGGTAACCTACGGATTCGGGGCGGGACTGGTCATCAACGAAACGACGATCAGCGCGAGCGGCGCTCTTGTTGTCTACCATCGGGTTCAGTTCGGATCGGCCCCGACCACCCCAACGCCGACAATCGGGGGAACCGTCACTCTCTTCGAGTCCTCAACTCGAAATGCCGACGGATATGTCGTCTATGATTATCGTTGGGCGGAGGGGGATGGGCGCGCCTCTATTACAACCGAGGGGCAGCCTGACGGGGCTCTAATCTATACCGTAACCGACTACGACGGCGTGGCTGGCACCCCCGCTTATCCGGGGTCTGGGACGGCCTATCTCATCAGGCTGACTCAGAAGCCGGAGGGTGGGTTCTTCGTCAATACGGCGATCTACAAAAAGCCTCCGGCGACAATAACGTTCAAAAAGCAGATTAATTTCACGAAGCCCGGAAACGTAGTGTTCACCGGAAGCCCGCCACAGTTGGTTTATACATCTCCTGTGACGATGACGCTCTTGGCCGACGTTGAGGTGAGCTACGCCACGAGCCAAACGACGACCGCACCGTTCACGGTAGAAAGTTACGCCACGCTCTACTTTACCTACACCCCAACCGATACAGGAATTGCGGTTCCCGGGCAACAGGCGCTCGGTGGGTACCTTGCGGGGGCGTCTTCGATTTCAGGAACGAACTCAAGCTTCAATGGAGTTCTCTGCGACGAGTGGAGCGCGACCCTGGGGTCTTCTACGCCCAGTTCATTCTCCACCGGGCTCAAGACCCTTTCTGTGGATAATGACCCCTACCTCACGGACACGAGCGGTACAATCATCTATCGTCGCTCGGTGACAACCTACACATTCTAATGCCGTCCCCATTTGAAAGCGTGATTCGTGGGCCAGGGTTCATCAATCCAATGCCTACGATGCCCGCCGAGCAGTTCGGCAGGTCGATCGATCCTCCTATCGGCTCTGGTGGCGGCGGGGGAGGGGGCGGTAGTGAATTTATCCCGCCCTGTTATCTTGTCGGAGTCGATGACGAGAACGTGAAGGTCACCACGGCGACGGTGAATGGCATCGTTCCCACCGGCATTAACGCCAATATCGATGTGAGTGGGACGGATGGAACTTGGGCCATCTATCTCCACGCAACGCTCGGGGCAGATGGTATACCAACTGCTGTTGAGGTGCTAAGCGACGACACGGGCGTTGTCCCGCCCGATGATGCCGACAACGCCTATCTCCTCATCGGAATGGTGACTGTCGCCACTTCCGTCATTTCGGTAATAGAGCCCACACTGGCGTGGTCTCAAACTTTCTCAACGTGCGGTCGAGATTCAAGCGATCCGATCACGACGCCGGGAACTTATTACTGGAACGTTGCATGAACCCGTTTAGCGAAAGTCTGTTTTCGCAAAGCAACCCGTGCATCCCTTGCTGTGTTGAGCCCGTGGAGTGCGAGTGCGCGCTGTTCATTCCGTATTTTAACGGAGTATATGGATCGCTGGCCGACGCGGAGAACGCCTTGGACAACTACACTGCTGGATGCAGGGCATACCTAGGTGTGGCCGCCACCCCGCCCGTGTCATTTAGCGCGGACTTTTCCACGCCCAACAGCGCCGATGTATCCGTCCACGCTACGACCGGGAACGCGATACCTGACTTCATCGATGTCTATTTCTCCATAACGGTCGTAGAGGGTACCTCTATTTCGATTCCATTCATCATGACGACGGACGGGGGCATAGGAAGCACGGGCGCTTCAGCCTACCTATATAACTGCGCCGATGCCACGACGGTGATGGAAGATACGGAGTCGGGCGTGGCGTCCGGGACGCTCAACCTTAATTCAATCCCGACGGGCACATACATTCTCCAGCTTCAGGGATTCACGTTTCTGTCAACGGACACGACCTTCGCCTTCACGGCGATGGGAGACACAACAACGCTTTTTAACCCAGTCATCGCCCTGTGGGACGACTCTGGCACGGTGCGGCAATTGGACGCGTGCCCCAAGCTATTCATCCCTCCGTTAACCGAGGGAAATGATGAGTGGTACGAAAACCAATCTGCCGCCCAGGACGCGATCGACGCTCAAACGAGCAATTGCGTCGGATTCATCCATGACGTGACCATTACGACTGGTACCGTGTTCACGGCGACCGATGGGGGAAGCACCCTTGAGCTGGATGTCTTCTATAACTTCACCGCGGGCGGAAGCGCGGAAATGGAGGGGTCGGTAAACGCTGAGGCCGGGCAAACACTCACCATCTCGTGGACGAGCACCGATGCCCTTTCCACCACCATAGCGATCTACGATAGAAATGCCGATCTTGTTCAGTCTTGGACGGGGCAACCCACATCGGGATCAGTGACCTCTGCGGCGCTCCCCTATACCGGGAAATATATCGTGGATGTGTTCGTTTCTGGGGACCCGATGCAGCCCTCCTTTGACGCCACGTTCACGATTTCCTCGTCCGGAACGATGACGGTTAATCCGGTCCAGGCCCTCTATGATGTCGGGCTGGACTGCCCCGCTCGCCTTGATTGCTGAATGAACCGCCCAACGGTCATCACCAAGGAACAGCGGGAGGCTCGCAAGGCTGGAACGGGGTGGCGCGGGCTTGGGGATGCCATCGCTTCGGCCACAAAGGCGGTTGGCATCAAGCCCTGTAGTGGATGCCAGAAGCGGAGAACTGCTCTTAACAAGGCATTCCCATTTGGGGGTTGAAAGAGACTACCCCACCTATAAGCAGCACTAATTAAAGACTCCCCATGGCTGAACTCAGAAAAAGCTCCGGTTTATCCCCCATAATCGAAAGGATTAGGACGGATGGGGTATTTGGAGGGGGTGTGCAGAAGAACATCAGGTCTTCTATGCAGGGGACCTTTAATAATCTTCGTTACGGTCCTGAATCCGCCCCCTCATTCGAGGAGCAAAATACGATGGCGAATCTCGGTTCCGCAGCAGGGAACCCGTTTGCCGTCGGCATTCCTCCCGCCGGTGCTCCTGCCGGTCGGACTGTTTCTCCCTCTTTGGATGTGGCGGCGGGTAACGTGTTCGGCGGGGGACTTCCGGCTGGCGAACGCAACGCGATCCTCGGGCTTCCTCCCGAGACCCAGCTTGCAGGGATTATTTCTGGGGCAGGGGAGCAGGGGCAGATTGCCAGATTTCAAACAGCACTGAGAGATGCCGGCGTTTCACTAGACCCAAACGGACAACTGCCAGAGGACTTCGCGGCCGGGGTGGCCATTGCAAAGAATCTCTATAACAACATATTCAGTTCTTCGATTCCTCCTCCGGGTGCTTTAGCAAGCGGTAGTGAATCAATTGCCCCCACTGGACTTCGGGAGCGCGCCCTAGCGGCCAATGGTGCCCCTATTGCGGGATTCGCGGGAACCGTCGTTTCTGGCGTGCCTGGTAGCCAAGTCGCTCCGGATGGACGTGCCGTCCCGGTCAATCAGCAGACCGGCGCCCGCTTCACTCTAACCCAGAATCCCAACACCGTTCCTGGCGCTCCGGGCTATGTGCCTGCGGCGAACAAGCCACTGGCTCCGTCTCCAGTAGTCCAATCGTCGGTCCCCAGTTCCGCGTTTGATCGTAATGCCGCCGCGTTCAAACAGGCCACGACGAAAAGCAGCGAAGTGGTCACCGCTCCAGACGGATCTAGGTTCATGCGGGATTCCTCTGGGAGGCTTCAGCCTGTGGGCGTGGACCCGGAGCTGGCTGCGAATGCCGCTGGTCTAAAGGCCGGGGCTGAAGCGGACGCCAAGAAGTCAGCCGAGAACGCCCATGCGTTAATGACAGCCATTCACGATTCCGCTGAGTCTGCGAGGATTCAATCCGGCTCTATTAAGAGAATTTCCGATCTCTACCGACAGGGCGCCGATTCGGGATTCGCCCAGCCCATCCTCACCCAGGCGAAGGCCCTTCTTCAGAGGGCGGGGCTCAAGGTGGAAGACCTGAGCACCCAACAGCAGCTCGAGAAAGAACTCGGCACCCTGGCGCTAGAGACAAGCCGGGAGCTGATGAAGGGATCGGGTACAGTGTCTAACTACGAACGCGAGCTGGTCCAGAAGGCCACGGCCAACACGGGCCTGACGCCTCAGGCCAATCTGGCGATTCTGGGTGTGCTTCAGCGGATCGCCGAGAGGAATGTCCTGCTCAACCAAGAGCGTGTGCGCCTCGATGATATGGGCGTGCCGGCGGTTCAGATCGCGAAGGAGCTTCGCCGGCTTCAGGAGCAAACTCCGATTGGCGTCGAGGAACTTCAAGGCATCTCAGCCGCCCCGGCGGCGGTGAAGATTATTTCCGTCGAAAAGGTGTCGCCCTAATGGCTAAATACAGAGTAAAGACCGATCAGGGGACCTACATGGTGGAGGCCGACCGCGAGCCCACCGCCGACGAGGTGCTTGCGGCCATTTCCCAGCGGTCGCAATCCCTGGAAGAAACCATCCCCAGACCGGATTCGCCGTCGGGTTTGAGCAACCGAATGGACCCATTTGCTAGGACCGGGTTTTTGATGTCCACCCCTCAGGGCAAAGAAGCCATGGAGCAGGTGGGAAAGGTGGCGAAGAACGCCGGACTAGAGGGCGGCGGACAGGCTCTGGGTCAAACCCTCGGCGCTCCATTCGCCGCTGCTGGTGGAGTTCAAATTGGCGGCGCACTGGGCGGAATGGCCGGCAACGCCATCTCTCAACTTACCACCCGGGATAAAAAGTTTTCTCCAGGAGAAATGTTTGCTGCCGGGGTATCCGGTGCGGTCCCTGGCGCGCCGTTGGCGAAAGCCGGCGCTAAGGAACTCCTCAAACAGAGCGCCAAGTATGGTGTCACCAATGTGGCAGCGGCCAACACGGCGTCTCTAATTGACAGACGTGAACTGGCCGATTCTAGGGGAAATGTCGTCGCCGGAGCGGCCGGCGCCATCTCTCCGTTTATCGGAAAGGGGCTGGATATCGGTCGCTCCTCGTCCATAGCCGCCACCAAATCGACACAGGATTCTCTGAATCGCGCCACTCTTCGAGAAGGGAGGTCCCTGGGATTGGTGGTGCCTCCGGCCGTGGTGGCGCCAAACGCAGTCAACAACACCCTCCAGTCCCACGCTGGGAAAGCGGCGACGGCTCAGGAGGCCATCATCCGAAACCAGGCGGCGGTCAACGATGCTGTCCGTAAGGATATTTTCGGGGACTCCGTGGTCGATTTGTCCGCCCCGTTTTCCCCCATAGCCTTAAACACGGCGCGCATTGGGCCGAACTTGGTGTACGAGGAAATCTCGAAGATTTCACCGACTGCGGCAGGTCTTCTCGCCCAGTTCAAGCAGGCCAACGCGGACGCCAATGCGGCCTTTTCCGCGTATCGTGCTTCTATTGTCAAAGACCCCGCGCTGCTGGCGTCTGCCAAGGCCCACAGCGAGGTCGCGGATCAGATGGAGAAGGCGATTGCCGCGGAGGCTAAGGCCGCCGGCGCCAACCCGGATATCATCGAGCGATTGGCAGAGGCCCGGACCAAGCTGGCCCAAATCGGCCTAGCCGAAAGGGCCGTGAACAAGGGTTCCGGGAACATTGATCCAGCGATTATCGGAGACGCCTTCGACGCGGGAGAAAAGCTCACAGGAAACTTGAAGAAGATCGGCGCGTTCGAGAATGCGTTCGGGAAGTACATTAAGGACCAAGCGAACACCGTTCCATCGGGTGTAGATCACCTGAAGTACATCGGACGCATGGTTGGCGGGAGTGGTCTTGGGTACTCCCTTGGCGGTATCCCCGCTGCCGTGGCGACACCGATCGCGATCGGCGCATCCGAACAGCTCACGCGGGACGCGATCCTCTCGCCCTTCTACCAGCAGGCATTCGCCAACCCCAGCTATGGCCCGACCGGTCCAGACTTCGCCGCTCAGCTCGCCAAATTCTCAACCATGGCCGCAGGCCGCGACGCCGCCGCCAAAAAGAATAACTAACCCCAGCCGCTTATGTCCCTCCCAGGAAATATTTCCCTGCTCGCTCGCATGCCCACGCCCAACTCGTCGGCGTATGGCAATGTGGATGGCCCCGCCTCCTCAACCGACAACGCCGTTGTACTCTTCGACGGTACCACCGGGAAGCAACTCAAGAACAGTTCGATGACGTTCTCGGGGACGACCCTAAGCGTCCCCAACGGGTTTACGCTTGGGTCGGCCGGGATTCTAAATCTCTCCTCCGGCCTCAACAACCCGGTTAACATCAATTCCGGAAATGGTGGGATTTACCTGGAAACTGGTACGGGGGCGGTGAACCTCCCTGCCGCGAGTGGCGGTTTGCGCCTCTCCAACACCGTAGATCAGGTCACTAACTACGAGCGATTGGAGCTGTTGTGGAGCGGTAACGTAGCAATTATCCGGACCGCTTCAGGAGGGACGGGGACCGGTCGACAGTTGCAATTTTCGGCCGCCGGGGGTGCGAACCTCAACATTAGAAACGGTGGTAATGCGAGCGGAACATTTCAGTTTCAGACTGGGTCGACCGGCACCGTCGGCGCTATCTTTGCGAGTTTCTCGGGCTGGACCTCCACCGCCACTTCGGGGACCAATGTGGGGTTTTCCCTCACCCCCACCTACAACCAGACCTCCGGCACCGCCGCCAACACGGACCTCCTCATCAACCGCACGGAGACGGCAGTGGGGAGTGGGAGTCAGTATTTGATCCAGGCGCAGGTTGGTGGCGCGAATCGGTTTCTTTTTGATACTGGCGGAAGCCTTGGAATGTCTGGTGGAGTTTACGTCGGCGGAACCTCAATCACCGGCGGAACCAGAATCGCCACAACCGGAAACTTTAGTACTGCTGCATGGGGTACCGCTGGCACGCAAATCCGGGTCGGGGCGGCAACCATCACCGACACCTCCACCGCCGGCTCCGGTACGGCTGCCTCGGCTGTATTCACCTCGTTCGCTCAGCCCACGTTGGCGGCGACGAACAGCAGTGTGACGACTACGGATGCGGCGACGGTATATATCGCTAACGCACCGGCGGCTGGAACGAATCAAACTATTACTCGCGCCCACGCGCTGTGGATTGATTCCGGATCGTTCCGTCTCGATGGGACAAGCGGTCCTGGCGTTGCGACGGGCACGCTTACAAACGCCCCCAGTGCCGGCGATCCAGACAAGTGGATTCCGATCAACTCCGACGGAACACAATATTGGATTCCGGCTTGGTCGGCCTAACCCCAAAACACCATGGCCAACAAATTCACTCCTCAAGCCGAGCGCAGCGTATCAGCAATGGTTTCTGCCTCGTGGAACGGGACGAACGTCCCGACTGGCGTCATCGTCAGCTCCCAATTCACCCGCAAGCTCGTCCACGACGACGATCCCAATAACGTCATCGAACTAAGCAACGGGGCCATCTCCTTTGATGGGATGCGCACCGATCGCTCTGTTCAAGTTGGTGGGGGCCCGGTCCTCACCTACCGCCAGGTATCGCTCTACCTCCTTACCATGATCGGGGATGCGAGGGCGAATCCGTGAGCTTCAGCGACATCCTCTTTAACGCTGCGGGGGGTGGTGTTGTAGGTTCACTCCTCCATCTCGGAACCTCCTTCTTCGAGACCTGGCAGAAGAAGAAGCAGGCGGAAGTGGAGATCATGCTCATGCAGGCCAAAGTGGCGGCGGCCGAGAAAGAGGCTGCGTGGAGTGCCTTCGCAAAATCCCAGGAAGGAGCCAATTCAGCGGGCATCCCGAAACTCCCCTCAAACGTCAGCCCCTGGATCGCCAATATCTACGTCATCGTGGATGCGTTCCGCGCCTTCACCCGACCCGGCCTAACTTGGTTCGGGGTATTCTTGCTTACCGTCGTCTTCTTCAAGGTCGGCCCCGCCAAGCAGGAGGTCATGGTGGACGAGATGCAGTTCGCCGTGTGGACGGCGGTTTTCTGGTGGTTGGGGTCCCGCTACTCCAAGAAGTGAAACAGTTTCTCCTATTAGCGAAATGAAGATTCTAGAGATCGCCCACGGGCATCCCAAGTTAACTGCCTGGATCGGGGCCGTCTCCGGATGGGCATCGGTGGATTGGCTGCGCGCTTCCCAGATCACAGCGGCCATTCTGGCCGCCATGGTCTCCCTGTGTGCCCTGATCCTCACCGGCCCCAAAGCAGTCGCCGAAGTGAGGAAATGGTTTAAGCGCGAATGAAGTCCCGCCGCTTCCTGATCGTGGCCGATCCACACGGGGACATGATAGACTCGGAGTGCAGGAAGTCGGTGTTTGAGTTTAAGCGGGATTGGAAGCCGGAGATTGGGATTCACGCGGGGGATAATTGGGACTTCCGCAATCTGAGGAGGGGGGCCACAGACGACGAGAAGGCTGAATCCCTCGTGGATGATTGGGAGGCGGGGGCTGAGTTTATCCGGGAGTTCTTTGATGGGGTGAAGACGGGGTACTTCCTTCGAGGCAATCACGACGAGAGGCTCTGGCATTTCGCGGATTCAGCCTCCGGCCTTCTTCGAGACTACGCCACTGACGGAATTAAGCGGGTGGAGGGATTGGTCCGGCAGTCCAAGGCCAAGATGCTCCCCTATGATTCCCGATTGGGGGTGCTCGATATCGGGAAACTCAGAACGATCCACGGCTACGCTACCGGGATCGGGGCGGCAGCCCGGCACGCCCGTATCTACGGCAACTGCTTCTACGGCCACACCCACGACACTGCGATTGCTCCGGTGGAGAACCTGGACGGCCCATCCGAAGCCAGGGGAATCGGCCCCCTGTGCAAACTGGACATGCCTTACAACAGCGCCCAAACGAACAAGCTCCGCCACCAAAACGCCTGGGTTTACGGACTCCTCTTCGAGGACGGAACTTACCAAGCCTTCCAGGCCAAACGCATTAACGGGAGATTCGCCTGTGCCTCAGAAATCCAAAGCTACTGACCTTTGGGCATCCTTCCAGAAGGCCCTCACCCAAAAGCCGGAGAAGCGCCCCCAGGGTACCGGGTGGATGACGCTCGAGGAACTAATGGCGAAGTTTAAGAAGGGAGAGGGGGCTGTGCGGGCCGCCCTCCGCATGACCAAGACGGAACGGTTCAGGGGGTATATCAGCCGCAACGGAAAGCTCTCCCAGCAAGTCTGGTATCGACCGTTATGAATGACGACGACGCCCCTCCCTTCTTTGTACTAGGCCACAGTGCGCTGTGGAGGCCGCTGATCGTCCAGTCGGGGCCATTCCTCCCCAAAAAGAAAGTCCTCTTTAAATCGAAAAAGAAACGGTCTAGGACAAAGAATAAAGCCTGAGATTCGATTGCCGCCGCCTCTCAGGCTAGAACGTGCTCCCCACCTCCCGTCTCTGAGCTGCGGGGCCTACGCCGAGAATAAGACGCTCGCCGTTCTTATGGGTAGATATATGGGTAGTATCCCCTAGTGTGTCAATGGGGTTATTTCTATGAGGGTGCCCCTCTGGTCTCGCCCCACCTTCTTCTGAGTCACTATCAAGTCTATGGCTGAGGGGTCGTCTGCGGGGATGATCCCCTCGTATCTAAGCGCATCGCAAACGTACTTCACTGAGCCGTAGAGGTTATCCACGTCTAGGAGCTTCGCCCCCCTCCGTTCAATGCGGACCGTAACGCGTCCTGGGCCTGCTTCTTCATCTTGTTCCTTCCCCAATGGGTCTTTCCCAGCATTTGGTTTAGGGAGGGGGTGAGGTAGTTTGGGAGCCACAGCCGCAACGGCGTAGCCGGGCCTCCTGGTGATGTCTTCGATTTGTTCAATGGTGAGGCGCACGGTTGTTCAAAGCAAAGTGGAGTTTTCTTTAAGTAAGCGGCTTTGCTTAAAGCCGAGTTTAAGCAATCGTTGTCGTCTGCGTGAACTCCACCTCCACTCCGTGGGCCCGAAGGAGGGCGATGACTGCGGCGCGGGGGAAGGTTTTGTCGGAACCAACGCAATCGGCCATCTTTCGTGGGCCCGGCGGCATTTCTGATACCCACACTTGATATCCGGTGCCCGTGAAGTCGCATTCCCACCTAAAGCGCTTCTCCAACCACGGCAGCACGGCGTCGGCGGATTGGGTGAAGACACGCTCCATAACGATATTCGCTCCATCCGGCCGCTGGTAAGTGCGCTCTCCGCTAAGGTCGTCCACGGTGCGGCATGTCCACCCCGCCACCCTCTCCGCAAAGGCTGCGTTCAATTCGTCATCGGTGGGGTTGAGGAGTTTCATGGGGTGATACTGGTTTGAGTGTTTTCACGGTGCACCTTCCTGGGCAAGCACATCGAGACTCTCTCGGCGAAGTATGATCCGGGTGCCAATTCTCGTGCACTTTACGCAGCCATGACTGATCAGGTCGCGCAGTTTCCGTGGGCATATCCCGACATATGCCGCGCCTTCAAGCACAGTCATGTTTACTGGTGGATTCACCCGAATCATGGCAATCCTATCATCGGACAAACGGTATCTGCTTTGGCTGCTGGCTGTCTTTTTAGTGTTCATAAGGAAATTGTGGCTTTGGCTGGCTGCCCTGCCGAATACTTAGTCGCCTCCGACAAATCTACTTAATCCGATAAATACCTCCGTGCATCCCAATAAAATAGAAAAAGTAGATTTGTCGGGAGGTTTTGTCCTGTGAGCCTAGACCTTTCACGTCTCGAAAGATGTTTCATTTGTAGATTACCCAAACACTGGTCTTGTTCACTCGGATGATTTCGTAGGGTCTATCGATCTGTATGGGTAAGTTTGGCAGTCTAATTTCCCGGTTTTCGCGTGGACGAATCCCCCCTGTGGGCCGAGGCGAGGGACGTTGAGCCTCATGGGCTGGTGGCACTGGCCGCACGTATACCCCGAACAGGTCTCCTTGTTCCCCCTCGTGGCCGCCCACTTGATTAACCGGTCCATAGCCTCCCACATGTTTATTCAAAGCGTTGGGGTAGTATTATTGGGGTGCGAACTAGAAATTATACTCTCCGCCCCCTGTGGCGCTAGGTCCCTGACACCCGCACCCTGCCGTTGTTGTGCGCTCGATGGAGGACGTAGAGAAGGTTTGCGCGGCCCCCGGAAGACTATCCCAGCCTTCAGGTGACGCTTCTTGATAGATTCTACGGATATGGTGGGGCCGGGAGGGGGGTATTTGGCCATCCCCATCCGCACCGCCCACGCCACAGCATCCTTGAACGTGACTTCTTTGTTCATTGGGCCAGGAGTTGTTCTTTCGTGTGCTCTAGAATTTCGTTCCAACAGTGATTCTTTGCGGCCTCCAGGTGGGCGCAGATGTAGGGTGTCCCGGTCTTCTCCCGGTGAGCCCGCTGCTTCATCCCCCAATCAGGACAGGTGCAGGACTCCTCCAGCCAGTCCACAAACCGATCATCACCTCCACTACGGCTCTCGACGTAGAAGCAGAAGGGGCGGCCGGTGATCGGGGTGACTTTCATGCGCTCCTTTGCTTGGGACACTTGTCCTTCCAACTTTGGGGGAGGGCCGTCCACTGATGATTCATCAAGGCGTATTGAAGTTGGCCGTAGGCGGGGTGTTCTTCGGAGATCGTAGCCAGTTCGGTCTCCAGCCATTGCTCCCAGCCCTCGGGGCCTTTTGGCGGAGGTAATTTCAATCCCGTGGCATGGGTGGCGCCGGCGGCCTTCAAATCCACGATTCTCTCCGCCTTATTGAGCCAGTTCACCAAAAACCGTCGGGTGGGTTGTCGCTTGTTCTGCTTGCACCAAAACTGCGCCCTACCGATCTCCTGGCGGATGTTGATACCATTGAGGGCGGGCTCCTCCTCCAAGGATCTAATCCACTCCTCATCCCCCATCTCCGAGACCTTCTTTTTCTTCTTTGGGGCGGCCTCCTCGATAAAGATTTGAACCATCCTATTAATCACCCGCTTCGACTCCTCCCTGGGAAGCGGCTTCCCCCCGATAATCCCCTTGGCATCCCTCTCCGCCTGTATCGCAAGAAGGATTCTCTCTCCGTAGTCGGTCATACCAATAATCTTAGTTCTCTGGCTTCAATTGGGTTTCGGTGAATCCAGTCGTGGCAATGCCTGCAGGCTGGAATCCAGGTGTCTTGATTGAGGTAGTTTCCTTGGAGGCGTCCGGCTTTGTGGTGGATGTCGCTGGCGTATTTGTGGCAACCCTCCCGCTCGATCTCGCAGAGGGGGAATTCGGTCAGGAAGTGGTGGCGCTTCTTTCGATAAACTGCCCCCTCCCGCTGTCTTTTCCGGGACACCTTTCGCAACGCCGTGCGCCGCTTCAGGAATCCTCCCCGTTTCATTTTACGATGGACAGGATGCCGACCACCCACCCGGTAACACAGAACAACCCCACCCAAATTACAGCCGTGGCCCATCTATCCAGGGTGTCGATAAGGCGGGAGACTTTCGTTTTGCGTGTGCTCATGGGTCACTTCCATTTGAGCCCGTGCCATCCGTCCATAAGCGCAAGAAAGGAAGCGACGAACAGCCCGATGGGGCCGAAACATCCCATAAAAACTGAGAACACGATGTCCCCGATTCTTCGCTCATCGGCAGAACGATGGAAATACCCCTGAAAATATCCGAAGGTAAGCCCATAAGCCAAAACACCGCATACGATGTGAACGATTGGATAGACGATTAGGAGTGTGATCATTTGTAGTTATGCCAGTAGAGGTAGTTTTCTTCTTCGGGATCGTAGATTTCTGGGGATGGGGTTGGTGGAGGGGCTAGCTTCGGGGCCGGAGGAGGCGGGGAGTAATCGTAGGTGAAGAATCTTTCCCGGTTCTCCTGATATCGCTCGAAGGAGGACCAAGCTTCGTCAGTCCTTCGCTGGGATTCTCCGGGCCAATGCATCACCAGGGAACGTCTTCATCGTTCGATTTCCGGGGAGCTGCGCGCCCGCCAAAGGTCTTCGCGTTGCCTAGAATCGCCCCCTTCTTGCCGGCGTCCCTCTCTTCCTTCGGGAGGCCCTGAACGATCATGTAACTATTCCCGTACCTGTCTCCAGGGGTCTCGATTAGAACGAGGTCCAGATACTTGCCCTTCTTTCCCTCGAAGAGGTAGGACTTGTCGATTTTGGATACGTCGATTTTTGCGGTGATCATGCGGCTTTGGTTTTGTTGGTTGCCCATTCGTAAAGCTTGGAGGCGTCTGCCTCGGAAAGATCAGAGAAGGCGAGAAGCCCCTTTGATTCGAGCGCCTTGAGAAGCTTGGTCGCCATCGGCCCGTCGGCGCAGAGGTCGTTCAGTTTGGAAAGCGTCTCTTTCGAGATCATCGGTCCCTTCGGCCTGTAGGGCTCTTGCTTGCTCTGCGCACTCGCGGCGTTCCCGTCGTCGTCCTCATCAGCAACGATTCCCAGGATCGCGGCCAGGGCATACCTGCGCCCGTAGGTGATTGCTGACCCCATGCCCTGGGGATCGGCCTTGGTCGGCTTGAGCGTGAGCGTCCCCGCCATCCACTGCCCAGAGGAGTGAAGGAGTGTCGTGGTAATGTTCAGCGTCTCGCCCGATGGGCTCTCGTTGAACGCCTGGACGACAGAAAGTCCGTTAGGGGTGAGGACCGCCCTCGCCGCATCCCAAACGCTCTGCAACGTGGCGTAGGAGCTTTTGAAGTGGGGGTTGGTGCCGTCCTTCGAGGCCGGTTTAAGCGCGGCCTGAGCTTTCACAAGCGCGGCGGCCAGTTGTGCGATTTCTGTAGATTGGTTCATATGTCGAAAATCGCGTGGACCACCCCGAACAACAGGTAGAGCCACAAAGCTACCCCAGGCAGCCGCCACCCCTTTTTAAGGGTCATGCTGCACCGCATGGCTTGGGGAAAGACAATCACCCAATAGGCTAAGAACGCGCAGACGATGGCTAGAAGGATCATACAGCTAACAAGGTTTGGGTGTGGGAGGCGGCGTCCTGATAACCCCGCTCAACCAACCAGGTTCTCACCATCCCCCGCTTCCCCTCCGGAATCCTCAGAAGACGAACAATACGCCCATGGGCTGATTTATTGGGGGAGGGGGCGAACCCCGTCACCTCAAGCAGCCCCGAGGTAAGCAAGGTCTTCACCGCAATTCCTGAGAGGTGGGCTGAGCCTTGGGTGATCTCACCGGGGAGGATCGCTCCCGAAATCTCGTTCTCGTGGAGGGCGGCCGACAACAGGAACGCCTGCGCCTGCTGCAACGCCTCCCCCCGCCACATGACATGGAGGGCGATGGCCCGGGCTAGTTCGTCATTCATTGGAGCGCCCCTCCCAACCGCAGAAGCCTAAGACTACCCTTCTGCTGTAGTTCAGATTTCCTGATCCACCTCTGTGCCTCAGAAAAGTAAGCCTGAAGCGAAGCGGTGAACTTGGATGAGGCCGATCGCTCAGCCAAAGCCACCGCGGCTTGAAGATATTTGGTGCGGTTGTTCATTCTCCCTTCGGGTCCCCCTTCCGCGTGAAGCTCCGGGCCTCCGTAGAAACCTCCGCCTCCACCGAAAGATTATGCTGCTGAATTTCCTTGGTGTGGGTCCGGGCGATGTCCTTGAGGACCTCGATCAGATCCGGAAACGGCCTCACCACTTCACAATGAGACTCGAAGTTCACCGCAGCGCCCTCCGGATGTAGAAGGAGGCTTTGGAAGGACTGATCTTCAGGCGAACGCCATGGGATTTGATGGCGGCGAGGCAGGCGGATGCGATTTGGGTTTTCATGGGAAAATTCAGGGTTTGGCGGCAAAGTAGGCGAGGTACTTGGCCGGGATGCGGCCGCGCTCCTTGCGGATTTGGCCCTCTTTTAGCCTGCGGGTGATTGTTGAAGGGCTAAGGCCCGACTGCTTGGCGAACTCACGAATTGTCAGGTGGGGCTTGGGCTTTTCCCGCAGAAGGCGGATCAGTTCTTCCTGATTGGATTCGATCCGCATCAAACGAGCTTCAAATCTTTCGAGGTCCAGAATCATGGCCTAGGCCCTCGCCAACTTCGCCAGCCGCTCAAGGAGCTGGATTTCTTCCTGCGTGACGCGCTGATCGGCGATGACGCTTGCGATGCCGTCGGCAACCCGGCGATGCACAGAAACATCTTCTTCGAGAATCTTTCCGAGAACCCGGAGATCGAAAGCAGCCCCGTATTCCTGGGACTGCTGCGCGGCCTGAATGGCTTCGTTCGTGAAGCCTACTGCATCAGCGATCGGTGAGGGATTCGTGGTCATGGAAACTCAGGCGCTACGGCGGCGCTTTGCTTGGTGTGAGGCCAGGGCATCCAGGGCCTTCGGAAGCCCCATCTTCCGCCCCGCCGTCAGCAATTGGGCCTCCAGGGTGTTATTGGGGTCCACCCGGTCCTTGTATTCGCGGAGGGCGATACAAATTACGGCGCTGGCGCTTTGTTTGGGCTCCTGCTTTGCGCCGTGATCCGCAGCCCATTCGTAGAGCGAAAGCGGATTAAACGACACGCTGCGGTTCGTGGTTTTGGCGTCCATCTTGGTAAGTCTTAGTAAGACTTAATGCGGCTTAATCAAGCTTTTTTCTTAAGATTTATTAAGCAGCCGCTACAACCGAGCCATGGGCCACCAGATAAAAAAGAAATCCGTCACGTTTTCTCTCACCGATTCCGAGCGAGAGGAACTCTTGGGAAGAGTCGCTCACCACGGCTTCGATGATCGCAACCAGTATCTCCTGGCCCTGATGGATGTGGAAAAGAAGCTCCGGCTCGAAACGATATTCGATAAGGCGGAGCGCAGACTGTACTTCAAGCTAGACCGGTTTTCTAAAGCAGGCGCCTCTTCGGCGGCGGCTAAGACGTAGAAATAGCTTGTGCTGCTTCGGGGTCAAAATGGATAGCGCAACAGACAGGTTCGCCAGCAACGTCTTTGAATCTCTGGGCGAAATGTACCGCATAACAATGGATGTCCTAGATGCGAAGGAGCGCCTTCGCTCGGCCACAGAGTTAACCTCTGTCTATCCGTTCCGCCAGTTCGGACAAAACCGGTTTCGCGGATTCGTGGGAAGTTTACGGCTGGGTTGTGACAGCGTTATGTCAGGACCGCTCCGAAAAGTTATCCACAATCGGCAATGGGGTGTTGAACCCACACTGATCTCGGGCGGTTCCCAATAAACCCACGATTTCCACAAGCTGCCACAAAACCTAAAATTAGCTCGGAATGGTAAACCCCAGTAGGGTCCACCATCCGTGCCGCAAATCGTCAGCTTGTGACTCACAAGCCCGATTCGAATTATGTCACAATCACTCATAACGGACGCGGATAATCCACAGACTGCCACGCGATTTGCCACGGTTTCGCCACTGCCTGCCACAGATAGGCCACAGGAACGACGAACCCGACTTCTGCAACAACGTTTGCCCAAGGGGATCGTAATCGGGTCCTGGGACGATGGGAGGCCCCGGCCCTACTTCGTTCGCTTCGGCGAACATCGAACAATGGAAAGCTATGCGGACGAAGCCGAGCGCAACGACCGAGCGGAGGCGCTGGAAAAGGAACAACTGGAGAACGGCGTGTCGGCCTTGAGGTTTGATCCCAAGGAATGGCGGGAATACGCGGCATTCAGAACGCGAACCAAGGCCACCCTCCCGGAAATTGAAATAGCCTGGAGTCGATTCAGGGAGACGATCGCTCAGGCCCAGAAGACCTCCGAACTGATCGCTTTCTACAGATCCAAAAGGAGTACGGCGGGACGATCCAAGATGGGGCTTAAGCAACGGGATCTAGCCCTCGGAAGGTTCGATGCCTTTCTCGGCCACCACCCCTATCCCGCAGTAGACGAGGCGAAGATAGATGACTGGATTGGGTGGCTTCGGTCAAAACACGGACTCGGGGACGAGGCAGTGCTCCGGCATTTCTCCGTGATTCGTGCGATGTTCAATTTTCCGCCTATCAAGAAAATCTGTCGGACGAATCCCTGCGACTACGTTGAGCCGCCCAGGGTGAAGGAAAAGGACGAGGTTGCCGTCTTCAATCTTCGCCAGGCCTTCGACTTCTTTAAGGCCAATCGAAATCAAAGGGAGGTCGGGCGGCTTGCGACCGAGGCTTTTGGGGGGCTCCGGTTCTCGTCTGCGGCCAAGCTACTGCTGCCCGATTTGGACTTCGCAGAACAGGGCATAACCCTCCCGGGATCGAAGCATAAAAGCGAGCGGAGGCATTATGTGGACGGCTTCCCGAAAAACCTTTGGAGGTGGCTGAAGTTCGCGCCGGCGGACTGCTGGGACATTTCTGAAAGAAATTACATGCGCCTCAAGAGCGAGGCGTTCATCCGGGCCGGTTTCTCGAACCCCGGAAATGTCCTCCGGCACACGATGCCCACAATGCACCTGTCGGCGTTCAAGAACGCCCCCGCTCTTGCAACTATTCTTCAACACCGAAACTCCACCATGCTTTATCAGCGGTACAAGGGGCGTGGGGTTCCTCAGAGTGTGGGGCGGGCATACTTCATGATCACCCCGAAGACCGTTCTCGTGTCCTTTGAGCGTTTCTGCGCATTCGTGGGGGTGAGGCCATGAGCAACGGAGACAAAGGCATTACAGGGCTCCTTGTGGCCCTCCTATTGATCACTGGCGCGATATTTGGCGCCATCCGATACATCGACTGGGGCAACTCCCCCGGTCGCTACCAAGCCCTCTCTCACGGCCAAGACATCTACCTCATCGACACCAAGACCGGGGAAGCCTGGGTCAGAAATTATGGGCTATGGGTTCCGTCGGTCTCTCCCCTCAAAACCAAACCCACCCTCAAAAACGACTTCAACCGTATCAAACCATGACACCACTAGAACAGGCCCGGGACGCCATTAAGGCCCAGATCAGCCAGGATGAGAAGAAACTCGCCCAGCTCCAAACCTACTTGCAGGAGCAGAAGAGCCTCCTGGCTTCGATAGAACAGTCGATTTTAAGGGCCGGGGAGGCCCGGGCGGGGGTGTTGGCCCAAACAGGGAGCAAAGCCCCTCCTAATGCGCTCAAAGAGGCCATCCTGGGGGTCCTGGATAGTAAGTCGCCCATGAAGCGCGCCCGCATCATCGAACTCCTTCAGCAGACAAACTACCCCTATTCCCTGAACCCCACCCACGTCACCAAATACTTGGCTGAGTTGGCAGAAGACAAAAAGGTGAAGACCTCCGGCAAATTCCCCCACCTGGAGTACACCAAGAAATAGGATGGGTAGTAATTTTCTTCTTGATTGGGTAGTTGTTCTCCCCATTGCTTCTGCCCGTTGCGAGGGCATTCGCGGCGAGAACTTTCCTTGAAGGGAGACCTTCCAGAGAGTCCCGGTTCTGAGGATGCCCCCTCGGCCGGGACTTCTGCTTTTGTAGGCCCGATGTTCTTTCTCTGTTGAGGGGCGGCGAGCGCTCCCACCGTGGGTTGCCCAGTCGGGGTGACATGGCAACATCTGGCCCCGCACTCTTTTGAGTGGCTGACGAGCATTACGCGAAACGCCGCAAGGCGTCCCGTGGAGTCTCCCAAGCGGGGGAATAACTGGAGACCTAGACCCGACACTTCCCTTGGGGGTCGCTATCGTACGAATGGCGGGCCCCAAGGGATAAACCCACGATGAAAGCCCTCGCGCCGCCCTCTACAGAGAACGAACGTGAATCAACAGGAGCCGTGGGGAGCATCGCCCACAAAAAAGAGGGTGCCTTTCGGGTCAGTGTTCAAGCCGTAGCCCTTTCACGCACGTTTTCAGCTACGGGAAGTCCGGGGGAACTCCGGGCAAAGGGAAATCAGGGGGTGCCAACTATGGCCGGTCGTCCTCGCCGGTCGAAAAGACATCCAGCTAGCCGTGATGAGTTTCACGGATGGGCCTCACTAAAACGAAGGATGCTAGATCCGATCGACGCTTACTCCCCGGATAGCCAGGGAGGAAAGCGTGCTGGGCTCTACTAAAACGAAGTTCAAGACGAACAATGAATAGAAGGGAGAAGTACTCGGAATACCTGCTGGGGGAACACTGGAAGGCTCTGAAAGTTTCAATTTATCGGAGCAGAGGAAGGAAGTGCGAGGTGTGCGCGGCTGTGGACAGAATACAGGGGCACCATCTCACGTATCGTCCCAATCTAGAGTCGTGCACGGAGGAAGATATCATGCTTTTGTGTTCGCGGTGCCACGAATTGGTGCATCGCGATGCCGAACTTGATTCTTTTTTTCGTGGGGCTGCCGACAATGCCACCAAGCGACGTGCGGTTATCGAGCATTTGACCAAGGCAATGGGAGGGGTGAAGCGCCTCAACAAACTCCGTTGCATTCGCGAAGAAGGTTACACCAAACAGCGCCAGCAGCTAGACTATCGGCCGCCGCTTCGAGAAGCCCGCCCACGAAAAAAATGGCTGGATTACGCACCGGAAAAGTTTCCGGAGCCATCATCGTCTTGGTGTTCGTGACACCCGCCGCAACTCATACGAATACGGACGCAAAAGGACGATAACGGACGAAAAAGCTAATCAATGACCGAGAGCATCTCTTGGATTTCTTTTCGTTCATCGGAGTCCTTGGGCCATTCGGTGAGGATTTTTTCGAGGGCGGCGCGCCTGGTGGGCCAGAAGCGATAATGGATGAGGTCGTTGTCCTCGATGCTTTGACGCACCGATTCCCGGATGTCCTCAATGTTGTCGGCCGTGATCTCCTCTAGGTCGACGTGGCAGCAAAGCGTGCACCACTGGCCAAGTTTGATGTCGTCGGGGGTCATTTAGAATCGTCCCAGATGTTGAGGGTGCGGAGGAACGCTTCGGCGCGCTGGGCGGCGGTGGCGGAGATGTATGCGCGTTGGCGCTCGGTAGTAAGAGGGCCAAGTCGCAATGCGTAGATTCGGTACTGTTCATCCGTAAGCACCTTCTCCGCCGCGTGCATCGCGTTGAGGTCGTTGAGGTAGTCAGGGAGCGGAACTGGTGGGTTTCTCAGGCCGGAAAATACTCCTAGCGGCGGTGTGCGCGATACAATCGTCCACCCACACGCCTCCGCGATCGCTATTCTCTGTGCTTCCGGGCTCATAACATTCTTCTTCACCCGAAATCCCGGGCTGCCTGGCTTTAGTTGCTCCATCGAGCGAACCACCTCCGGGGGAAGCTGCTCGATCGGAATGGCTACCTGGTGAATCTTAGTGTCGTTCATAAAATCCTCTTGGCGTACCCCAGCTCCACAGCCTTTTCAATAATCGTAGCAGCCCCCGAAGGCCAGGGAACATCAAATCCATCTTCGTAGAGGCGGCCCTCGAGTCTTTCTTTGCTTACGTCGTCGGCGGGGCGCCAGGAGGAGGTGCCGTTGTGTTCGGTGTTCCTGATCCAGAGGACCCAAACGGCATCGCCGTGGAGATCCCCGCCACCCGACAACGGCTCCACTACGAATTCATGGTGGCTTTTGGGGAAGGTCACCGTGAAGGGAGGGGGCTGGAGGAGGAGGTAGCGGCGGGTCATCAGTCCTTCAGGAATTCGTCCGTCTTAGCAGTGGCGACCCCCTCCACTAATTCAACTGTCGTGTGGTCCACAATAGCCTTGATGTGGGGGTGGGCGTTTTCGTTTAACCAGCGGAGGAGGGGCTTGGCGGCTTCGAGGAGCTCGGCCTGTTGGTCGGGGGTGATTTTCATGATGCGCGTTTTTTGGAATCAACAAACTCCTGCGGCGTGTACCTTCTAGTCAAAAGCATGAACCGCGTTTTGCATTCTCTCAGGTCCTCCTCCGGAAGCAATGCCTGCATCTCCTTGTGAAGTGCGGGCAGGTTGTCGTCGATGCTGGCGTCCGCCATCGCCTCCATCCAATCAACCAAGCCATTGCGCGATCGCACCTCGTCCAGGAAGGCGTCGAGAGGGAATCCAAGTTCGTGCTTCATCCTCCACCCCCCGCCCCAGAGGAGCCTCCCGTCTTCTGTGTTTCCGGTTACGTATGCGCTCACGTCCTCCCTCCCTTGTCGGTGGGGTCGGGCACCGCGGTGGGCGGGGTCGGTTGATCGGTGTGCCAGTGGGTATAAAGGTCGATAACAGTGTTCGGGATGCACTCCTTCCTCCACCAGCACTGGAAATGAGAATCCCACATCCAACATGGTATCGGTATGGCGCACCCCGGCGTGATGCGGTGGATGGTGGTCACGGCTTCTTCTCCTCCGTGGTGGCGGGCGGGAGGGCGGCGCGGGCTGCCTCAAGCTCACCGTGGTTCTGAATCATCCCGCTATCGAAGGCTTTTTGCGCCATTGGCAGTACACCGCGCAACGCCTCCTCCGCCACGCGCAGCTTCTCCCGGAGCCGTTGATGAAGGGCTTTGGCAAAATCAAATCGTTCGATCACCAACCGCTCGACCTCGGCGGAGAGGCGGTCGCGGTCGGCTTCGAGGGCATCCTGTCGTTGCAGGCCGTTGCTGACCAGGTCATGCATCTTTTCGTTCAGCTCATCCCGCTCCTTCTCCAGCCGGGCGACGGTGGCGCGGAGGTCGGCAATCTCGTGAGAGTCTCGAATCTTGTCGCCCTGGAAGCGGCGCACTTCCGCGAGGTCGCGGGCATTCTCCCTCCGCAACTCCTCGATGGTCGCTTGGGCGGAGGCGAGGTGGAGTTCGCACGCATCAGCCATCCGCTTCTGGGACTCGGCCATATGCGCTTGTCCATTAGCTCTGATCTCCAGCCACTCAATGTACGAGGGGTGATAGAGTTCGTAAGGACGTTTGTCGTCTTCGGGAACGCGCCACTTGTCCCTCCCTGCCTGCGTCGCCACGGGGGCGGGCCGACCAATTAGGAGCGAGGTCTTGTTTTCAATTTTCAACACTTCATCCAGGGACATATCCGCGAAAGGTTTGCCCTCCCCCGCAACCGGCGTGGGTGCGGAGTCGGGGAAGATGGTGGCGAGGATTTCATTGATACCGTGCTGCGCGGAGCGATATTCATCAGGCAATAGCCACTCGCGAAATCGGCCCTCCAGGTGGACGATAATAGCGTTCGCCGCCGCCCTGTGCTTATCGTTGGGCGTGGGGGTGGGTTGGGTGGTCATGGTTGAAGGGCGGGTTCAGGGATTTCGACCGAGCAGCCGCAGCCGCCCCAGTCATTGCGGTCAAAGTCTTCGCCTGCTTCGATGCGCTCGCGGAGCATCTTGAGCGTGAGGGTTTTCTTTTTCCCGTCGCCGCGGCGGTCGTTGAGGATCGAGTAATCCTTACCGGTGGAGCGGCGGACGGCCTCCTCCTTCGCCTCGTGGAAGGCGTATCGTTCCGGCATGGTCCTGAGCAGGTGAGCGAAATGCGCCTGTCCAGCCTTCACACAGAAGCCGCCGCAGTTGTTATGCGGAAAGCCCAGGTCGTACAGCCGGGGCGGCTTAATCCCGATGGCGCGAAGCTCCGCGAGCATCCGACACTTATCCCAGATAGGCTCGTCCATCATCGGAAACTCTACCCGCCACTTTGGTAGCGCGGCACGGGTCGGCGCAACGCGGTGTGTCTCTGTCCAGTCAATGCCGACGTAAACGATAGTGTCCGATGGATCGCAGTTTTTTTCGCGCCAAGCATCCAGTACCTCCCGCTTCAACTCCACCGAGCACACTGGGAAGCGGCTGTTTGCGAGCATGCCTTTGCGCTCGAAGAGTTCCCACACTGATTCGCCTTTCGAAAGGCGGGTAACGCCGACCCCGAGCTTGGCGCTGGCGTCCTCCAGGAATCGGTAGAGGTCCCAGTCCTCCATGAGCGTGTCGGCAAACAGCAGGACCACGTCCTCGGGCCCGTGCTTTTGAATCACCCGATGCGCCGCCCAGAATGAGCACGCCCCGCCGCTGAAATTGACCACATGCTTCACGTCACCTTCCTCCCTTGGTTGGGGGCGCGGAGGCGGTTAATCTCGGCGCGGATGTTGCCGGCGACGGTGTGTGCATCCCCGTAGCAGCCCGACCCAGTAGTTGTGCCTACGGCAATTTTGATCGCAGCTTCCAGCCCACGCACAAAGTCCGCGCTCTCCTCCTCCCCATCGTTCGCCAGCAACGCTTGGAGGTTGGTGAGGGCGGTGCGGACATACTCCCGCGCATCGCACGCATGATTGCGGTAATCGGTCGCGCTGAACGGCTCGCTCGAGGCGCAACGCCCTAGGTGCATCTCGTTCGCGGTTTCAAGCGCCTCCACGGCCTCCCGGATCACGGCGCGGTCGGGGGAACTGCGAAGTTTGTTCAGTTCCTCGATGCAGTCCTTGAGTTGCGCATTCACCCGCACCAACACCCAGTCCTCATTTCCGTGGAGGTCTTCACCCATTTTGATCCGGTCGGGGAAGCCCGCGTCCCGGAGCATCGAACGGAGGGTGTGGATTCTCCCGTTTAGCTCGTCGATCCGGCAGTGCAGGCGCTCCTGGTTGTGCTGTTCGTGTGGCTGGCTCATGCTCCCTCATTTTGCATGGCGGCGTCGATGGCGGCGCGGAGTGTCCCGCCGAACGCCTTCATGCATGGTCGATCCTTTTGCATTCTAGCGTTAGTCCATACCTGCCACGCAGGGAACACGCCCACGCTTGAATCACCTTCTTCAAAGACCAGATCCAGCTCGTGCTTCTCCAACCAATCCAACCTCCGCGCCTCCTCCGACGCCTGAGTGAAGGGCAGGACGGCGGTGAGGAGTTCGTCGGTGGCCATGTCGATAATCGGAGTTAGGCGGGCTCCGCTGGACGCGAGGTTACATGCCTGAAACACCTTCTCACGAACCGCCTCCCGCAACCCCGAGGGCGCGGGAGGACGACTCGCCTTTGCGGCAACCAGTCGATCAATGGCCGAGGCGCAGGCATATACATCAAACGCCGTGTACGCGCCTCCGAATGCCGAGGCAATTTCGGCGCCGGTTTTATACTTCAGTTCGGCCCCTTCATTCGCGGGGGCGGGTGGTTGGGTGTTCATGGTATTTTGTCCGCCGCCAGTGTCGGATATAGGCGAAGCGGGATGCAGAGTTTGTTGAGGGTCGAAATTTGGAAATCGGCCCCGCGTTCGATTCTGGATGGGCCGCCCTTTGAAATACCGGCAAGTTCAGCGAGTTTGGGGAGTGTTAGGCCGAGCTGTTTGCGCCGCAGTTTAATGAATTGCCCGTAATCCACGGGCATGAACCGCCGGTCGTCAGTGGCTACTTTGAACGTGGCCTTCATGGTTGGCCCTCCCTCCCCTGCGCAGCATGACGCTCAAGGGAGCGGAGGCGTTCAATGGCGGGGCGAACGTGGTCGAACTCGGCAGCCTTGAACTTGGTGAAGTTCACGGTCCAAGTTCCATCGGGGCGGGTGCCAGTCGCCATGATAGAGGCAAGCGCACCCTCCAACGCTTGCCGCACCTCCAACACCTCCAGCGAGTCGGAGAGGAAGCGGAGCAACTCGGCTTGAGCCTGATCGGCCCCGTAATACGGTGGTGTCTTGCCGATACAGAAATCGTCCCGACTATTGATGATGGTCAGCGCCGCCTTCCGCGCCGCCTCCTCGATGCGTTGGATGGGGGTCATTTGTCTTGCTCCTTTTTGACCAAGGCTTGCGCGTAGGCGATGTAGTTGCCTGTTGAGTGAGAGATGCTGACTCCGCCGACCAACTCCCATCCTTGTGCCAGCGCCTGCTGAACACGTTTCTCGAACGTGCCCTGGGCATACTCCTCCATGATGACTTGATATGAGATTTTCATTTCCCCTCCCCCTTGGTGGGCGCGGGCCAGTTGAGGGCGGATTGAAGGATGGCTTCGGCGCGGCGACGGAAGTACCTCCAGTGCTTCGACACCGACTCTTGTCGTGCCAGCTCGCGAGCTACCCGCTCCACCGCATCCGGGTAATCGCGCAGGTCGAAGACGAGGACGGGGTGAGTATGTGACGGCTCGTTGCACGAGTCCGCCCCTGATTTGATAGCGTAGAGCCGGATTGATGTAATGCCGTCGTCGGCGGGGTTGGTCCACATCACTTTGCCCAGCTTCTTCCCCTTGGGGGCCGGGCGGGGACTGTTTGCGGGGGATTTCATTTGGCGGTGGTGAGTTGAATGATGTCGGCCTCCGATCCGTGCCACTCGATCGCGGCCTCCTTGGAATCGAAGACGGGAAGCCAGCGGTGCGGCCCCTCCTTGGGCGTCGGGCATTCGATCCCGGCGAACGTAACGGAACTCCACGAGTGAGCCCTCATGACGACCCAAAGGGCCTTCGGCACCTTCGCCTCCTTCCGCTTGCGCTGGGGGTGGGATGTTGGGGTTGTCATCGGGTGATCGCGAAGTAAATGACGTAGAACCACGAAAAGATGCCGTGGAGGATCGCCCACAGGATGGACTTGTTGACGGACCACGAGATGGAGACGGCGAGGGCGCACCCCATGCCTATGCCACTACTGGCGGCTGTATTTTTGGCACTCACGACTTCTCCCCCTTCTTCACCTTCCTGATATAGCCGCAGACGGTGTAGGTGATGGAGCCGGTGCGGTTCATTGCGGGCCGAAGCGCGATCTCACCAATGAGAATGCACGGGGCTTTTGTGTTGGCGCCCTCATGGTCAACGAAGTAATCGCCAGCCTGAACAACCTCGTCTTCTTCCAACCACCGCCACCCCTTCTTCGGCGTCGGGATTCTGTGGGTGGTTTTCATGGGGTGGGGTCCGGCAGATCCCGCAGCGCCGCCAGGATGCGGGCCTTGGGGGTGTGTTGCTGATACTCTAAACAATAGCCATCATTGATTGGAGCGACTCGAAGAAACGTGATGCCGGCAGCTTCAAATAACACG